GACAAAGAATTGATGCATCTCCATCATCTTTTTGAAAAACAATACGATCAGTTGCAGCTAACATGTTTTCTGGATTTGTTGCAAAATTAATAGTAAAACCAAAACATAAATCAGTGTCAGTTACATCAGATGTTCTAACTTTTGTTTCAAACCAGAGATCTTTATTTGATTGTACTTGAAAGATTTCGTTCTTTTGTATTGAAGCGCCATCATTATCTGTGGTTGCTGTTGAGTTTAAGTTTACTAAACCATTCAGTTGATCTGCTGCAATCGCTACAGACGCGCCTGAATCTTTTACGACAGTCCATCTATGACCTGTGTTGGAGTCAAATCCAATTCTATCAAAGTCATCAAAATAAACTACGTAATCTGGGTTTTTATCAATTGGTAAATTTTCAAACCACTTCTTTTCGTTGTTCTTACCTGCAAAAAGAATAGGTCCTGTAAAATGTACTCCTGCCATTTTTTCTCCTAGTTTAAAAGATATAGTCCTCTAGGGTTGTCTGCCAAGTCAGTCTATATCCAGTTTATATTGTCTTGGTATTTGTATTATACAAAAAAAAAGGGGACTCGTAAGTCCCCCTCTTTTTTAACGAAAGAAAAGAAGTTAAGCTGCTCCTGGTGAGCCGAAAATACCTCTTGGATCAGAGAAACCAAAAGAGTATCTTTCTCTTGCTTTAAATCTTACATTACCTGTATCAAAGTCACCTTCAATAGCAGTCTTAATTGGACTTCTAACAAACATTTTCATGCCGTTAGGTGCATCTGTCATAATGAAGAAAGCATCAGTATCTGTTAGATAGTGATTAACTCTATAGCCTTGTGGCATCATACCCATAGAAGCCATAGCGTTAATATCATTATCAGCAGTACCGACTCTTTGTGGAGTTCTTAAAATTCTTTCTGCAGTAAACTGTAGTTCTTTTGGAATAACCAGTTTAACACCTTGCATAGCAATTTTAAGTCCTCTTTCATCAACAAATGCAGCAATGTCAATCAGAGATTGCTCTAAAGATGTTTCTGAAAGGTCAGCTGCAGTTGATAGTTCATTTGCAAATGTACCACCAGTAGCAATTGGGTGGGCAGTAGAACAAAGTTCAACACCATCACCACCTGCAAAGTTAGAATCAAATGCGTTGTTAAGAACATTTGCAGCTTTTACTTGTTTAGTGTTAGCCATAGAACGAGCTAAGGCTCTTGTATAACGAGCCGCTAATCTGTCATACAGATTATCTTCAATCGCTTCTTCAGTGATAGCGAATGCCATAGCAATAGTCTCGTGAGTATACCTTGCAGTAAAAGATTCAGTTGCTTGGTCAAAAGTAACCGCGCTACCTTCTTCTTTAACTGGTGCAGACCCGAAACCTGTTAGCATTACTTCTTCTTCAAAAGCTCTATCCGATGCTTCTGCAGCAAATATTTCTGCGTGTTCGTTTTCGTATCTATTGTATTCTAAGCCAAAGAGAGCATTTAAACCAGGCTCTAGCTCTTTGACCAGTTGCGATCTTGAAATAGCCATATTTTATCTCCCTTATACCCCTGTATCCCCAGCAGCAGCTGGTGGATTCAGAAAATGGTTTTGAATACGAACAATTACATTTGCGTTAGCAGTAGTAGTGTCCGAGTTGTTAACATCTTGGCTTATATCAACAGCTTGAAGTGGTATTGCATTTGTAGAATCTGCAGTACTTGTATCAAGTTGCACTTTAGATATGCCGGTTGCTGTGTTCCCAGTTACGTTGGTAGTTTTGTAGCCGATAAACAGACCTGCTCTAGTAAAAGCTTCATCTGAGTCAACTAAAAACAACGTATTAGGATCATCAATTACATTAGCAACAATATCACTAGCATTAATACTACCAGGATAAAAATTACTAAAGGTTGGTTTCTTCGTGGTTGGATCAGTATAAAATACACCATTGAAAACACCAATTGGTTTCACAGCTCCTGAACTTGCAGTAACATCATAACGTTCAATGTTACCTGCTGCTACTGGAACTACCAAGTCACCTTGGAAAATAGCTGTTCCATAATTGGCTGCAATAGTATACCTATTCTGAGCATTATTCCACGGAGCACCATTGAGCGATTTATAAGGTCTAAGACCAAACTTTTCACTAACATTTGCCATTTTATAATCTCCTTATTTAGGCATTAATATTACAGCGATGGCTTTTATCAAAAAATTATTCTGACTTACGACCACCACCAAAAGTTACACGAGATTGTCTGTTAATATTAACAGGCATCTCCGGTCGTTGCTCCCTAAGAATATCTTGATCCACGGCTTTGACTTGATCAGCAGTTTTATTTCTAAAATACTCCTTGCGTGATTCAACAGTTTCTTCAGGTATCCTTGCCAACACAAGGCCACCAACCCCGATTAACCCCTTGTATCTGCCCGATTGAATAACTGGATAGTCGTGTTCACCAATTTGACTTTTAATCTCTTCGGCTCTAACAAATTCCCATCCTTCCCTAAGTTTTTTGGAGACATTTCCTGTATCTTCTTGTCCCGCAAACTCAGTTCTTATCCAACGATGCTTAAAACCTACTGGTGCAGGGGGTGCATCTAAACTTGATGGTGGCGTCCAAGGTTTATTCCTTTGAGGCTTATTCTCTTGTGACGCGCGTGTGGTTCTAGTTAATTTTTCATTCATATTTTTTCTCCTACACGAATTTTGCGTATTCTTCTAGTGGCACTCCTAATTTTTTGGCAATAGCCACTTGTGAACGAGTGAGTTTCACAACTTTGCGTCCCTTCTGTTTACGCCCCGCAGAGGCAACAGTTTGAACGGGTTTAGTATCTTCAGAAAACTTTTGAGGAAAATATTCCCTCATTCGTTTATCTACTTCATTGTAATACTCATCAGACTCTCCGTCAAACCCCTTATCCACTAATTCTTGATGTACACCAAACGCAGCATTAGTCATTACACTATCGTTACCAAACCAAGTGTTTTTTTCTGCCCACTCTTTAGCTTTTGGTGAAGGGTCGGGTTGAGGTTGTTGAACCTGTTGAGCTTGTGGTTGTTGTAATGTTGCTTCTTGTTTTGCTTTTTCGTCTTCAAATTGTTGTTTCTTTAATCTTGCTTTTTCTTTTTCCACTGCTAGCTGTGTCAGTTTATCATTTAATTCCATAATTTGGTCAGCATCATTGTTTTCAATCGCCGTCTTTAAAGTAGCTTTTACTTGTTCTCGCTGAGCATCAACTCTTGAGTCAAACTCACTAATAAAGTTTTGATCAAACTTCTTTGCTTCAGCTTCTGCATCAGAATACTTTTTTTGTAAACCTTTTGCATAATCAAGTGCAGCCTTTTCTCTTCGTTCTGCCTCTCTCATTTTTCTTGTCAACTGATCAATTCTTTTTTGAACATTTTGTGTGTGTTCAGGTAGATTATCTTCAGTTTGTGGTTCAGGTGTTTCTTCTGTTGTTACAATTTTTGCTTTTGTTTCTTGTTTAACTGGATCTTTATAACCTAAATCAACTTCTACCTGCTCTGGCTTTTCGTCTTTTGGTTGTTCTTGAACTGAAACATTCTCTTCTTGAACATCATCAGTATCAAGTTCTACTTTATTTTCTTCGTTCATAATTACTCCTTAGAATAATGCGAGGATATCCTCGGGTTTGTTAATAGTTCCAATGATTTCATCATCGTTTAAAATGCGATGCTCACCATATTTAGTTTTAAAGCGTGCACCAGCATAACGTCCATATACAATGAACTGCCCCTCCTTACACCAAGGACCAGTGGGAAACTTGTTTTTGTCTTTGTAACAAAGATCACCCATTTTAACTACAAGACCAACCACAGTGGTCAGTTGTTGAGTTTCAAGAGTTTTCTCTGTTAAATAAAGACCACCTTTAGTTTTTTGCTTAGGTTGATAAGGTCTAACTAATAGTCTGTATCCTACAGGTTTTGGTAAAAGTTTGAGATATTGTTCCGTTTCTTTTGAACCCTTCGGAACTAAAGGTTCTTCATCGTCATTCTTTTTAGGAACAACAATTTTATTATCAGGTTTGATCAATGTCATCTACATCGTCCTCTCTATTTTGCAGGTCTTTTAGATCCTGAAGCACAGCTTCTAGTGCTGCGAGCTTGCCTTTAGCATAATGTAGATTTTCTAACTTGTCTATACCATAGCATATATGATCTTTAGTTTTGTTTATTTCTTTACGAATGTAATGACGAATTTGTTGTATTGTATCAATATCAAGCATGTCTTAAATGTGATTTGGGTCCTAATTTTTTTCTATGAGTAAATCCTTTCTTGTTATATCTTCTTTTTTTTCTTTTTACAAATACAACTTCTACTTTAAAAAATCTTTTTACCATAATATATTACAGGACTTTTATATTCCATCTTTTTATTTTTATGTTTTGGAAATCGTTCACCGCTACAATCTTTGATTGTCAATATTTTAATCTGTTTCGCCAATCTCTTTTTTCTCCCCTTGGACTCTGTATCTGTTTTTCACATACATGATCACTGTGTGTTGTTATGACCATATCTTCCTTATCTGTACACGCATAAAAACATTTTACGGAATCTTCACCAAAAAAAGGATCAACTCTTTTTTCTTTGTTCAATCTGCAAGTTACATAATATTGATTTCTTTCATCAAATAGCTGTCCTTTACCAGACCATTTATAATTTTTTGCAAACACCGGATCGCAGGAAAGTAGTGGGAGCAATAAAGCTCCCATCATACTATTTTTCAGCACAGGCATAACTGTTGATCTCAAGACCAACAGAGATTTCTGTAATTACAGGTTTTGACCACATAATTATCTCCGTTGTTAGAAGTGCTGGTTGTCGTTGTGACCGCAGTCCACTAAAAATAGTTTAATTTATTTTTTTATTTTTGCAATACCTTTAAGCCCAAACGATCCTGCAATAGAAGCCAAAATTCCATACGAAATCCAATCAGGACAATCGTTTTTTAAAAATAAAAACCCTTGTTGCATGTAAGGTTGAAGTGCAGGCACGAAGGATGCAAAAATTATAGCAATGAACGTTAGAGTCCAGGCTTCGTCTTTCCATGAATTGTCACTTGCGGACATAGCTTTATCCTCCCAAGAACCATCTTTTTCTATTTTGGTTTTTGTAGCTTCTAATTTTGTTAATTCTACTTGTGATTTGAGTTGTGCTTTTTTTTGCTTGCCCTCTATCCATGTCTTTGCCAAACTAGCAACAGGACCTAATATCGCTGTAAACATTATATCTCCTTTTGATAAATAATTTTATTGTCACCTTCTTCAGCAACTTTAAAATTATAAGTCTTAAGAAGCATATCTACAATACCCATGCGAAGGTCTTTAAAATCATCAATTATAAAAAGAGCTTTTGTTTCTGATCTAGGAATAAAAAAATTTAACTCCTGTATGACTGCCTCTGTGGTGTGAGGCCCGTCAAAATGAACAACTTTATACAAACCAAACAACATCATGTTATTAAAAAGACCTAATTGGTGACCATCACCCATGGTTTTAAAATAGTAATCATCTGTCATATGGTAAAAATCAAATTCTGGATAATTTTGATATAGATAAGATACAGTTTTTTGTTTCATTTCTTCTGTGTATCCAGCAACAACACTGCCTTCATTATCATAATGTTCGTAACTTAAATTATTATAAGGATCTATAGCTATATGTTTATAAAGATTTGGTTTATGCTCACGCACAGCATCCATAATTGTTTTTGAACCCAAACCCTCCCTTAGCCCAATCTCGCACGTAAGTGTAGCACGATCAATATTTAATTTTCCTATATGTTTTGTTATCAGATGATATTCTGATGAATCGCCCTTTATCACTTAACGCCTATAAATTTTTTGCCTTTTATCTGTATTTCAGATATTCCTTTTATATCACTTTTTACACCATTTTCTCGGTGAGGGCAACCAAAACCTCCTTTTTTGTAACCCATAGTTTCTTTAGTTGTAATACCTGTTTCAGATTTTTTTGGATTATAAGCAACAAAATTGCTTTTAACTGGTGATATGCCTTCTTGAGCATAAAAGTCGCTTTGAGCTTGATTCATTAAATTTTTAAAACGCTGTTTGAAATCTTTCCTAAATAGGCCTGTTACAGCCTCTTTTAAAACTTTATCTTTGTTTTGATTAAACTGCTCTCCAAAAAATTTTACAAATCTTTCTCCTTGGCTAGAACCACCCTGTTTCATACCCTGTGGTTGAGGTCCTTTTTCAGGTGGGGGACCAAATGCTTTACCCTTCACTTTTATTCTCCTCGTTTTCTATTTTTCTTTCAGTTAAGTCTAATTTTTCATCAGCTACCCTTATTCTTTCTGCAGAGGCAGCTTCGGCATCTTCTCTTCTCATCTTATCAAGATCGAGTCTAGACTCAAATTCATAAAGTTTTCTTTGTTGATCTTGTTGTTCTTCCATAGTTTTTCTCTGCATATCCATAGCACGCAGATCGAGTTCTCTTGACTTAAGTGCTACTAGCGGATCTTGTTGTTGTATGCCTTCAGCCTCAACAAGTTCTTTTGTAATAGCTGCGACTTGTAAAGCAATCAAAGACTCAGTTTCAGCTTGAAATGCCTCCATGCTTTCTTGTTTTAGTTTTTGTAATTTTTCGTCATTCATTACCATAACCATTACAACTGCTCTTGCTTTGTAAGAAATGTGTTCTGATATGTGTGCTTGAAGTAATGCATAAACCATAGGATTAGATTGCACCATTCTTGATTTTATAAACGATGCATGGGCAAGAATATGTGCATCATGGTTTTGAAAAGGAAAAGCTCTTGGTATTTGCATCTGTAAAGCTTCCATATTTTCAATTGCTGGGTCTTTTGGTGCTGGAACTGGTGTTGGTTTAAGTAAAGTGTCTATCTGCTTAGTGCCAAGTGCCTCATAAACACGTCTATACGCTTCACGCATGTCGTGCATTTGTGGATTCGACTGTGCAATCTGTAATTGTTGACTTGCAAGTGTCACCCTTTGCGATAAAGAGAACACATTTGGGTCTGCAACAGGTATTACATCAACTTCTTCACTAAAATCTGCTAATTTTACGAGTCTATCACCTCCATAAACTGCATATGGGTAGACTGGTGGCAAATATTCGGCAAAAACTTGGTGTAAAAGTCTAAATTCTTGACGCATTGCGTAATAAAGTCGCTTGTGAATGGCACTCATCACCCTAGATCCGCGCTCAAGTAGTGCTAGTGTGGTTCCGACAGCTCTATTTTGCTTATCTTCACCAATTTGCATGTCAGCAATAGCTGCAAATCGTTGTCCAGCTTGTACTACAAACCCTAAAAGTTGAAAAAGTGTGCCACTTGGCTCTTTAAATGGTAAAATTTGAAATTGATCCTTGATGTTACCCCCTGGTGCATCAACATCTCTAAACTCACCGGGTTGAAAAGGTTGCTCATCATCTCTAATTCTTATACCTCGTGATTTAAAACCAGCAGGTAGGTTACTTAATGTACCTGCATCTAATAATTGTCTTAATGCAGCTGTTGCTGTTTTGGATAATCCACCAATCATGTGAATTAAACCAAATCCATAGAAACCTAAACCTGGCAAAAACTTGTAATGAACAAAATATTCTTTTCTTTTGAACAAAGAATCATTAGGTGTGAAGTTTCTGTAGATAGATAAAATTTCTTGTGAACCTTCATCAATTGTTACAATGTAAGGTACTTTGACATTCTTTTCTTCACTTTGTCCTGTCAAATCTTCAGGGTCTAAATCAACATGCATTTCTAAAACATTGAATTGATAATCTGTGTCTCCCATTTTTTGAACACCTTCAAGCTCTTCATACTTGTTTTGAACATCATCATCCATTTGTGAAGGCAAAATTTTTACATCTCTGTAAAACCCGCTTTTTTGTTTTTTAAGAATATCGTTCTCAGACATTTTAAGAACATGGGTAATTCTTTCTGCATCTTTTAAGTCAGTTGCATAGTAAGGCACAACCATATCTTCGGCAGGTATAAACTTACTGACAGCTCTTTGCATAATCTCATCGTAGTAAACTTTCTTAAAAGTAGAACCAGCTAACGGAAGATAAAATAACATTTGGTCAAACTCAGGAGTGTATTCCTCCATCTTTTCCATAACCATATAGTTCATAAACTCCTGAACCCGTTGTGCTTGTGATTCTCTGTCAGGAGTTCTATCTCCCAGTATTTGAGATTTTACTGGACCATCAGCCGGTAGTAATTCTTTATAGGCTTGTGCTTGAAATTGTGTAACAGACTCGGCTAATAAAGGATGCGTCACGGAACTTGCACCACGGAAAGGCTGTCCTTCATCGTTGTATTTGAAACCAAGAAGATCAAGTCCAGATGTATAGGACTTTTCCCAATCGCTTCTTGATTCTTTATCTTTTCTATAATCAGTTACAAGTTGACTAGCTAAACTTGCTAAAATTGTGTCGTCAAGTTCATCAGCTAAATTTGTGAAGAAGTTTTCCTCTACTGCTTCTTCTTCAACAACTTCGTCCTCTGTAGGTTCTTGTATCTCAACATCAACAGGATCAACCTGTTGTTCTAAAACTTCATCTTCATCCATTAGTATAACCTTGTTGGTTTTGTTCTACCTAATTTACCTTTAACATGAACAGAGCCTCCATCTACTCTACCCAGAACTTTTTTTGAAAAACTTTTTAATTGTTGCTTAGCTGCTTCTTGTCTTTCTTTACCATAATCTGGTGTGTTTGCAATATATTTTAATTCTTTTATGATACGCATTCTTGGATTAGATTTTGTAATAGGTAAACCAGTCCTTGGGTTTACACCCTCGTTTTGTCCAGAATAACTTGCACTGACTTTACCCTTATCAACACCTTCAAAATCAACCTCTGCCTGAACTTCGCTTCTACTATCTTCTAATGCTTCTTGTTGATTTTTCCTGCGAAATCTAGGTACTCCTATCATCAACATTTCATTAGTGGGTCTCATTTTAGCAGAGCGATAGTCAATCTCTCGTAAATCAGAAAATTTTGTTCTTGGTGGTATACCAAGACTAGGTTTGTTTTGAGCGCCAATAACTAACAATTTGTTGTCTTGCCCTCGCCTGCCATACTTTTTTTGTTTCTTATCGTAGTTTTGAACAGTTTGATCAAATAATTTTTTTTGACCTTTTGTTAAATCTTTATAATCTTTTTGTGTTATGATCTGATATTCATCGCCATATTCTTTTTTTAACAATGCTTCACTAAATCTCCCGAAGTCTTCAGGTTTTTTGATTTTTTTTTGTTTTTTTCTAGACATTAGTACAACCTCGTTGGTTTTGTTCTTGCAAGTTTAACAGGGACTTCAACAAAGTCACCTTTATTATAACTTTTTTTGGATATCTCACGCACTGCTTCGGATATACCAAAGCCACCAGGCATTTCAAACATCTTACCTCTTTTTCTGTCCGCAACTTTTCTTGCTTTATCTGTTTTTTGAATATCTTCAATAAGATTTGGAGGACTTAAACTTACGACATTTTTTCCCTTTTTAAAAGGATTCATATCACCTATTATGTCATAAGCAAAATCTCTTTGTATATCGTCTATAATTTCTTCTTTTGTTATTTTTGCCATAAGTTATCCTACCATTTAAAAAGGTCTACGACTAGACCTCCCTCTTTCTTGTAAATTTTCATTCGTGCTTCTTTCAAAGCTGGTGTTAGCTTCAAAGCATAGGTTGTAAAATAATTTCTGGAATCACCAGGTGCCATACGTTCTGCTCTAAGATCTCTTTCAGCGAGTGTTGTGAGAAACCTGCTCATATCTTTTTGCGAATCACTAGCGTGTAATATTTCAATTGAATCATCACTTGGACCCGTAGCTTTTTTATTATAAGCTAAACTTTCATCCCAGTTTGGAATTCTTCTAATAGCTTTAAATTCTTTGTTAGGATCGCTTTTTGCAACTTTAATTAATTTTACCTCACTATCATATTCTTTAGCAAGTCTTTTCATAATTGTCATTAGAATAGAATCAGGGTTTGGGTTTGTATCAACTGCTTCATTCTTAGTGTTGCCTCTGTTATCGGTAGGAACTCTTTTAACAGCTTTAACACCTTTTATCCCCATCTTACCATCAGAGGTCCCATAAAATTCCCAATTACCTAAACGACCTCTTGCTCCTGTTATAATTCCGCCTTCTAACTTTGGAGCTTGTGAAAGTGTAGTTGGTGCAATACCAATCCACTGTACATTATCTTTTTCAGCTGGTATTTCTTTTATAAGTTGTTTGAGAAAAAAATCAGCATAATTCTCTCTGTCTTTTTTACCTCCTTGTGCAAAAGGTACAAATGGAACTTGTCTTTTGTTTTCTGAACCTTCGGCTTTTTCTTTCATTTTTTGTAACATTTTTAAACGCGCGTCCGTATTCTCAGTTTCTTTTGTTAATTTTTGTATATCAATACTATTTTTGTTTGCAGGGTTGGTGGTGTAATCAAAAATTTTTCTAGAATTTGCGGCGATATCATCCAGGGCTTCATCTGTCAATACTTTGATCTCAGGTGCACCCATAGGGTTAATACCACGAACTTCACCTCTTTCGCGAATACCTCTAGCATTTGCCGCAGCAATATCAGATTGTATTTCATCAACAATTGCAATTTTACCTCCTTGTGGTTTACCACTTGCCGGATCTAAAAAATCATTATACTGATACCGAATATGTCCAAGCACATTGTTCATTGGGCTACCTAGTCCCCCGTGTGCCACTGTATGGCCTTGCGGTAATTTTTTTTGCACTATAATCAGTTCTCTATAATCATCTGCTCCTGGTATTCTATATTGTAACTGCGTACCTGCTGAATTTATTCCGTCAGCTTGACTTCTTTCAATAGACCTTACTAATTTAGTTTTCATAAGGTTTTCCATCTTTTCAATAGCGTCTTTACCTTTTAACAGTTCAGGACTTTTTGCTTCAATCTTTTTTCCGTGTTTTAAAAAGATATTGGCAAACTCTATTGGAAACCTAAACTCCATACCTTCTATAGAAAATGCACCACCGCCTTGACCTTGATCTACTGCATTAAGTAAACCTTTTTGATATGGAAATCTTATATCTTTCAATTGTCTTTTGGTGTTACGAATTAAATCGTTTTCCTCTTTTGTCAATTTAACCCCTGCTTTAGATAATGATGATTCCATACTATCTACATAATTTGTGTAAAACTTTTGATAATCTTTGAGATCCTGCTTTACCGATTGATCCATAAAATTTTTCAAAGTAAAAAATCTATTTGCTGGATTGCGTTTAATTTGTTTAAGTAAAGTTAATTTTGATAAAGGCTGTTTAGCTGTTTCAGATGCTAAAAGTAATCCACCAATAGGTTTATTGTTCTCATCAAAGTGTAAGAGATTAGTATCAGCCAACTCCTCTTTTGTAATATTCTTTCTAACATTTTGATATCCAGGCATCATATATTTACCTTGATCCTTTGTGACTAAACCCATCCAATATGAACCCGGCATTTTTCTTGTGCTTGTATCTCCAGCAACCACATCAAATAAGGCTGAACCAAACTGTCCTTCAGGTTCACTAAAATTTTTGTTTTGAAGATAATAAAATTGTTGTGCATCGGTAAAGGGTCTGTTTTTAGTTCCGCCAAAACTTAAAGGCTTTGACACTGCATTCTTAGATAATTTTTTATACAAGTTAGTTAGACGAAAATCTTCAGCTTCTGCACGACCACCTGGCGAAAGAGTCGTGAGCCCTTGTTCTTGTTTGCTTAATGCCGGTAAATTAGTTTTGGTTATCGGATCAGGGTCCTTGGCTACCGACTCAGCAGCTTCAGTTTGTTTTGGTTTTGGTAATCCGTAAAACTCATCGTAAGATGTTTTCGCTTTTTTAAGAAGTCCTAATATACCTTTTATTGCCATTAATAATACCTATACTCTTTTGGTGGTCTATCTTCGTTATCTACATAGTCTGAGTATAACTCAACAAAGTTGCCTTGGCGATACCTTAGTAACGCTTGTGTTGTTGAATCAACATAATCATCATTAGCACCATTTGGAAAAGCCGCACACTCATCTATCACATCATGCGCAAACTTTTCTCCGTGTGGAAACCATACCTGTCCCGATTCAAAAATTGGTGCCACAACATTTACACGGGTATGTTTGTCATTACCACGAGTAGGAACAAAAGGTACAACTGGTATACCCATACGCCTAAACTCATGGGTTAAAGGTTCACCACTTGCTTTTTGTTCTATAACAATTGTTTCCGGTTCCCAATACTTATACGCATCCATAGCTACAGCTTTGAGTTCAGGAAAATCATATTTACCCCGTATCGCATCTAACAAAATTATATGGGGAGCACCTCCTTCTTCAGGACTAAAAATACCCCAAGTCGTTATAGCTGAATAGTCAGCTGTTTCTTTTTTACTAAACGCTGTATCATAACTTTGTATGACATGCATAAGATTTGGTATCTGTCCTTGCCACGGACGCCACCATTCTCGTTTTAAAATTGCACCTTCCTCACTTGTCGGATTCTGCATATACTGTGCTGACCAATTACGAATAGGTACAGAAGCTTTGATCTTTTCTAATTCTTCTAAATTCCAATACTCAGGCCATACTGGGTTCCCTGAGTCAAGAATCGCAGGAAAAGAAATTTGTCGCCAGTTGTCAGCTTTAGGTTCAGTTTGAGCCTTCAATAATCTACCCGTTAAATCATCTTCTGCCCATCGTGTCATTACCAGTAAAATTGAGCCTCCCGGTTGTAAACGCTGTCGTGGACCTGAAGTATACCAATCATAAGCTCGTTCCATAGCTACATCGGACATTGAGTCTTGTTCCGTGTGTGGATCATCAATAATCAGTAAGTCTGCACCACGGCCCGTGATGGACGCACCGACGCCAGCTGCATAGTATTCACCACCTTGGTTAGTTTCCCAACGACCCTTGGCTTTGGAGTCCTCACGAAGTTTCACATCACCAAATATTTGTTTGTACTCTGGGGAGTCAATTATGTTACGAACCTTAGAACCGAACCTTACTGCAAGTTCTGTGTTATGAGACACTTGCATTATTTTCATTTTTGGATATTTACCAATAATCCAAGCAGGGTAATATACGGAAGCAAATTCTGATTTAGTGTGTCTAGGTGGCATATTTATAATGAGCCTCCCTTTTTTTTCTGCCGCAATACTGGTAAACTCACTAGCTATAATCTGATGGTGTCCCCACTTTTCTACTTCTTTTTCTTTTCTACATATAAAGTCGGGCCATACCTCTTGAACAAAATATAAAAAATGATCCTGGCAAAGTTTGATGTGCTGTATCCACAGCTTTTCTACTTTGAGCCTCAACTTTTCCGTTGGCATAACAGATGGTTTCATACAAGGATTATAACGAAAGTTTTTATTACTGTATACATTTATGTAAGTTGACTATAGCCAGCCCGGCAACTGTAAGCTCAAACTGTGTACGGGAAAAATAAAATTGTAGCGAGAACGGAAAACGGAAGTAAAAAAGAGCCTTGAAAATTAGACAAAAAAAAACGGCTCTAGAAATATAGAGCCGTCTTTAGTTTAGGTATAATGAAATTTACTTTTTGAGATTTTGTAAATGCTCTTTCATACTTTTATAAAATTCATTATGTTCTTGTTTAGAAATTGTTTGACCTTGTCTTAATTTTCTACCAAGATTGTCTGCAATTTCATCAACATTCTTTTGTTGGGCAACAATATTTTTAACTCTACCTTGAAATTCTTTATGTTCTTTTTCAGTAGGTTCAAATGTCTTACCCATATTTTTAATTAAATCGATGTTTTTATTTTTAGTCATAATTATCTCCCTAATATTTGTATTCTTACTGCTTGTAAATCTTGTTGAACTTCGTTCATCAAATCTTGCGATTGTTCATTTTGATATTTAGAACAATGTTCAACAATTCTATCCTCAAGGATTTTAGCAATTAACATATTGTTTAATCTATGAGTTGTATCAGTAGAATTAACTTGATTATTATTATTGTTGATTGTTGGAGAAGTATCCGTTTCGTTAACGGATACTTCATTGTTAGTATAACTAGCAATTAAATCTCTTACACTAGTCATTGTTAACCTCAACAACAATTTCTTTTCTAGGACTATTGAGTTTATAAAATTTACTCTTTGCTTTTTCATCAGTATCAAGAATAGGAAATTCTTTTTTTACTTCAGATAAATTCAAAGAATAACTTTGAGATACTTTACACATAACAAAATGTTTACCAATTTTTTTAGTATAAAGTTTTTTAGGTTTGTTATCATCATAACCTAATGCCTTTAATATCTGATTATTATAATCAGATTTAGCAGTTTGCAATTTTTTAATATTATCTATTAAAGAATTGTATTTTGTAAGAATTTGACTCATTGTCATTTTCTTATTTTTCAGAGCAATTTTTTTCATGTTTCCTTCTTTCTCGTTAAGTTAATAAAAAGTATTGCTTATATTATAATATAATATTTTAGGATATTATCAAACAAAAAAAGACATTTTTTTATTTTTTTTTAAAATTTTTTTTTCGGACTGAACTCCAGGAATACCAGATGGCTGCAGGTTGAAACTACAAACGAGAAACGAGAAAACGGCACGGGAGACGGGAGACGGGAGAAAAACTAATGTGATTTTTCCACGCTGGCGCGCGCTCGGCAACTACAAGAAAAAAATCCCGTCCCGAAGCATTTCGCAAACGGGACGGGACAAGGAAGGAACTAATTAACAGATTTGGAAACCACCACTAAATCGTGCAAAGTTAATGAATTGCTTAACATTTTCTTTGTTAAATGGGTAACTATCATCCCAACTTCTCTGTGCATTGATTTCTTGCCAATGTTGATTGTAAGGAAATGGATAGTCTTTAGGTGCAAGATTTTCATCAGGTCGTATTCTTTCAACTTCTTTTCTAATGTCTTCAAGTTTTTTTTGAATACCCTCGTTATGTTTACTTGCAATTTTCGCATTGTCCTTGATGGACTTCTCAAGGTCGTCAACATAACCATTCTTAATTAAATCACTTAATCTATTAGCGATTTGAATAGCTTGTTGCTTGGTGTAATTTGTTCCACCATTATGTTGCAATCCCTCTTTCTGCTCATCAGAAAGCAGGTCGCCACATTTATCGTGAATCAACTCGCCTAGTGGTCTCCACCACCACACATTATTACGAAAATAATAACCTGGATTTTCTTCTTCAAATTTATCCATAGCTTTGAAGTAGGCATCTTTATCTTTATCGGTTGCCTTACTCCAATCTATTTCTGGTTTTTTACCTTTCATTTTTGGTGCTAGACCATATATATCAAAACCCATAATAAACTCCTTTCTCTTAATTATTATTAGGTTCATCTTTATTATATCATAATCCTATTA